TGTCAATGTCTTATCTGTTGCAGCAAGCTTCATTGCAGATAGAATTATTCCACAAGGAATAAGAAAAGTATTTAAAAACGAAGGGGATAGTCCCTTCATTCCAGTTACATATATTCCACTTAGGGAACTGACAGTTGATCCTAAGTATCAGAGATTAATAAACCATAATTTTATAAGGAAAGCTCAGGAGTTTAAACCTGAGTTTGTAAAGCCCCTATCAGTCTTTCAAAGACCTGATGGGACTTCAGTTGTTGTTGATGGTCAACACACTTCAGTCCTTGCAGCGACTTACGTTCAAAATCCTGAAGAATTTAAACTACCTTGCCAGATTCAGTACCACCCAGATCATTTCACTATCGATCAGTGTGAGAAGGCAGAAGCAAAGTACTTTAAAGAGTTTAATACTCTTAGGAACAAAGTAAGTTCAGTTGCTAAGTTGCGTGCTGACGTTGCTCAAGGTGCAGAGTATGCACTAGATCTTGAGGAGAAATTCAAGTCACTCAATATTCATGTTGAGCTTATTGGTGCTCCTGATGATGGTACAAATGGTGTAATAGGTTATGATAAACTAAAAGTTGCTCTTGGTAAATATGGAACTACTTTTGTCAGAAAGGCAATTGAAACATACAAGGGTCATAACAGAGACACTTCAAAAGTATGTAAGTGGTCTAAACCTCTTAACGGTGGTTTGATTTTTGGCCTTGCTGCAGCATATAGTTTCCTTGATAGTATCTCGGTTACAAACACTGGTGCTAAGTATGAGAACTTTAATACGTTCCTTAATACTTCGATCAAAAATCGTCCTGTTGAGAAGTTTACTATTAACACCGCTGGTCCTATTCAAGACATCTTAATCCTTGAAAAATTTCTTGATGTATATGATGTATTGGCACCTGATAATGGTTGGGTTGGTATAGGTGATAAAACTTGGTCTGCCTGGAGAACTGATACAGCTATCCATGGTAAGTCTGCTGCCGAAGATTTGGACGAAGATTAGACCAATCAACAAACTGTCACACACCCCCTTAACAGGGGGTTTTTTATTGCTATACTAC